TTTGCTAGTAAGTAACCAATCACTTCGTATCCATACTCCTTATCACAATTCATTTTTGCTCTCCTTTTATTAATGTAAAGACATAATGACATACTATGTAAATAAATGTCAACCTTTTTATTTATTATTTTTAAGTTATTGATTTATAAGTTTAAACAGACTTACTCTAGAGAGGCTCTAGACAACCTCTAGACAATGTATATAACAGATAAGATAAGAATAGAAAAGAATATGTATGGGTGATGATGATGTTTATTTTTCAGACTTTACTTGACAATCTTTTTTGTTCATCATAAGATGACATCTCAATCAATTAACAAGGAGTTAAGAAATGGAAAAAATTACATTTGAATATCTGCTAGAAAATTTTAGAAATCAATCTGACATTGCAGACAAATTACAAATCAGTAGACAAGCAGTTTCAAAATGGTTTATCAATAAGCAGATTCCAAAATTAAGACAATACGAAATTCAGGAGTATTTAACAAAAACTGTTTAAACATAAAAAGGAAAAATAATGTTTAAAATAAAAAATTGGGACAAGTTCCAACATTACAAACATAAAAATAAAATGAGTTGGTATAAAATGTATGGTGGCGATATTTTAAATGATGTAACTTACATGGAGTTATCAGAAACAGAAAGATTGTTTTTAAGAGAAGCGTGGGATTTGGCTTCGCAGTTCAATGGTGTATTACCTGACATGAAATCTTGTGCTTTTCGTTTAAGACAAGATGAGGAAAAGTTAAAAAAAATATATGACAGTTTAAACGCAAAAAATTGGTTCTATGAAGTAACAGAGCAAGACCTAAAAAAAGAATCAATGTTATCAGTTTTAAAATCTGAAGTTGTAAAAGGCACTGCTGAACATTTTGAAAAATGGTGGGAGTCATTACCTGACAAAAGAAAAGTAAACAAGAAAGGTTGTTTAGAAAAATGGAAATCAAAAAAACTAGATGACATTTCTAAAAAAATTATTTCTTGGACTGCTACTATGAAAAAAACGAGAGAGTGGTTAGAGGGTTTTAATCCTAGCCCTGAAGTTATCATTAACCAAGAAAGGTGGAATGATAATCCTAAATCACCAACACAAATCAGAGGTGCTTTATGAAAACTGATGTCGGTAGCATTGTAGAGCAGTTGACTATCAACAGAAAAACTTTGCAAGAGGGTGGTTTCTATGAAGAAGAAACAGATTTTAAAGTAAAGACGACAGACAATTTAGTAGATGATGTAAAAAATTATTATCGTAATGAGAAAAACTCTGGGTTTTCTTTAGGCTTTCAAAAAACTGATGAGGATAGTAATTTTCTTGTAAGGCGAGGAGAGGTAACAATTTTGACAGGCAGTTCAGGGTCAGGAAAAACTACCTTTTTATCACAGGTATTACTTAACTTAATGACCTATACAAATGTTTTAGTAGCAAGTATGGAGATGAGACCTGTTATACAGATAGCAAAAATGATTCAACAGACAGGAATCAGAGAAGCGAATGACCAACATATTGAGGAGTTTTGTGAAAAGTATAAAAATAAATTGTGGTTATTTAATGCACAAGGAACAACATCTGAAGATGATTTGGTAGCAAGTCTACACTTTGGAAAAAATGTGCATGATTGTGATGTTTTTGTTATAGACAGTTTGATGAAAGTAGATAGCATTGCAGAAGATGATTATGCAAGTCAGAAAAAGTTTATTAACAAAATTAGTTGCCTTGCTAGAGACCTTAACATTCATGTGTTCTTGGTTGCTCATACTAAAAAATTAGCAGATGAAACAGTGATACCTGACGCTTCACATATTTTAGGGAGTAGCCACATTAGAAACCTAACAGACAATATTCTCTGTTTGCATAGAAGAAAAGATATAGAACAGGCAAAGATGTTAGGGGAATTAGAGGAAGGTGATAACCCTTGCACTTCATACTTAATGGTTCAGAAACAAAGAAATCATCCGTTTGAGGGGACATTTTCTTTTTGGTTTAACAAGTTTAAACAGAGATTTTCGGAGAGACCATGCTAACTGCTAATGAGTTTATTAAAGCGTTTAAACAAAGTTTTAAAGATGTTGAATATAAAGCAACAAGTAAAGATGGAAAAGTTTATAAATCTAAAAATTGGGATAAAGTAAATAAAAGTTTGACAAATAAAATTAACAGTAGTAAAGTATATTAACTTTTAACAAGAAAGGAGAAATACCATGAGTAAATCAACAGAATTAGCACTTGCAGTTCAGCAAGAACAATCAGACGACCAATTACAATCAGAAATGCACCAAGACTATTTGGAGATGGAACAGTTGAAGAAACTGTCTTATCAACAAGAGGTTCTTGACCAAATATTTGGGAGAAACAGATGAGTAAATTTCAAGAGTTAAGAAAGATAGATGTTAGTAAATACACAGAAAAAAAGGGGAAATTTTCATATATTTCTTGGAGTTGGGCAGTAAGTATTTTATTAGAGCATTGCGAATCAGCAACATGGGAATACAGAGAGCCATATATATTACCTGATGGCAGTATGATGGTGTTCTGCACAGTTAAAGCATTTGGTAAAGAGATGACTGCACAATTACCTGTTATAGACTTTAAGAACCAAGCGATTAAGAATCCTAATACAATGCAATTAAATACGGCTATGCAAAGATGTTTAGCAAAAGCTATATCATTACATGGTATTGGTTTATATATCTATCAAGGTGAGGACTTACCAGAGGGAGATGTTCTAGAACGCATAGAGAACATATATAAAGAGCAAGGTGTAGCTACGGCTAGACAATACTTTAATGGTTTAAACGAGGCAGACAGAAAGTTATGTATGCCATTTATAGAAAAAATTAAAAAGGCTGTTTAAACAATGGAACAACGCACAGAGGAATGGTTTCAAGCAAGGGTCGGTAAGGTCACTGCTAGTAATGTAGACAATGTGATTGTTAAGGTAAAGAATGGTGAAAGCCAATACAAAAGAAAGTATAGGACACAACTCATTACCGAGCAACTGACAGGTAAACCCGTTAAGATATTTATGAACGAAGCTATGAGACATGGGGTTGAGTATGAAGATGAGGCTAGAAACGCTTACATAGCAAAGCTAGGGCTACTTAAAGATGTAGATGTTAAAGAGGAAGGTTTTGTAGACCACCCAACAGTTATGATGTCTGGAGCTAGTCCTGATGGATTGGTATCAGATGAGGGACTCATAGAAATCAAGTGTCCCCAACCAACAACGCATACGGAAATATTGCAAAACGCAGTAATCCCAAAAAGATATATTCATCAAATGCAATGGCAGATGGCTTGCACAGGTAGGAAGTGGTGTGATTTTGTTTGCTATCACCCTGATTTTGGTGACTATAAACTCTTTATCAAAAGAGTAGAAAGAGATGATGATTTAATAAGTCGTCTAGAAAGAGATATTCATGAGTTTGCAGTAGAGGTCATGGATTCAGTTAAATTTATTAAGGAGAATAACTAATGGCAACAGTAGGAATTTCAGCAAGTATTGATGTAACAAAAATTGATAAGTCTAAACTTATTGATGGTAAGAAAGGCACTTATCTTAACTTAACAGCATTTGTTAATTTAGATGAGAAAGACCAATATGACAACAATGGTATGGTAACTCAATCAGTAACAGCAGAAGAAAGAGAAGCTGGGACTAGAGGTGCTATATTGGGTAATACAAGGGTATTTTTTACGGATGAAGGAGGTAGTAATTCAACCTCTCCACAAGCTAAAGAAGGTTTTGACCAAGTGTCAGAAGATGTGCCGTTTTAACTAGGGGGATTGGGGGCTGACCGCCCCCTTTTTTTTACTTGTTCATTACATACATTGTAACTTCAAAGCCAAATCTCATTTCAGTAGCTGATGGTTTTGTCCACATAATTAAGTTCCTTGTTGGTTAATCAAGGCTTTATTTTAATTGCAAAGTAAGTTTAAACAGAGTGAACAATGTATGAGTTTTACCTAATGATTATAAGGAGTAAAAATGAGTGATACGATAAACCCTGACCATTACAAGAAAGGGGGTATAGAAACAATAGAATATATGCAAGCCAAGATGAGCAAAGATGAGTTTTATGGCTACATCAAAGGCAATGCACTAAAGTATATTAGTAGAGAGGGATTGAAGTCAGAAAAATTAACTGACAAGATAGATGACTGTAAGAAAGCAATATGGTATCTTGAACAAATGATTAAAGTCCATCAAACAGAGCTAAAGGTTTTGGAAGTTAAAGCCAAGCAAGATGAATGGATTGATGACGAATTGCATGACGAAGA